TTACGGGGTAATGCCAACCGCTGCCGCCACTTTGTCGCCACTTGGCAGTGTTGCCAGAGGATTGAAACGGAGCGCCGTTTCCAGATGATCCGGTGCCAGATGTGCGTAACGCATAGTCATTTTTATATCGTGGTGTCCGAGAATTTTTTGTAAGGCCAGAATGTTTCCACCCGACATCATGAAGTGCGCCGCAAACGTATGGCGCAGAACGTGTGTGAGTTGACCGCGAGGGAGCACGATAGACGTTTTTTCCATCACGGATAAAAATTGAAAATAGCAGTCTGTGAAGAAATTGAACCCATCAAGCGCCATGATCTCTTCGTAAAGCTCTTTACTGATAGGGATGCTTCTGTTTTTCTTCCCCTTCGTTCTTACAAAGGTAATTCGGTATTTGGTCACCTGTGAACGAGTAAGATTTACGGCTTCTCGCCAGCGTGCGCCTGTGCTTAAGCATATCTTAACTACCAGTGCCAGAATTGGGTCCTGACGTTTGCAATCAGCCAGTAATTCAACAATCTGCTCATGGGTAAGCCATGCCATCTCTTTTTCTGCGATGGTGAATTTTCGCATGTTCTCCAGTGGGTTTGGATATGACCATTCGCCCAGGCGGGATAGTTCGCTAAAAACACTACTTAGATAGCTTTGCTCTAGGTTAATGGTGACCGGGCTGGCTCCTTTCTTCCATTTCTCGCTGAAGTAGATCTCACCTGTCAGTCGTTTATCTCGATAATGGGCAAACATTTTAGATGTGAGATCGGTTGCAAGGGGATTGCCCAGAGCGTCAACCATCAGCAGCAATTTGTCATAGACATGCTGCCCAGCAGTCAGAGATTTACCATGTAGTTTGAACCATAGCTCAACCACGTCTTTCAGGGTTCGACGATCTACTGATTCGCCCAGCCAGGGCTTTGCTTCGGTTTCTTCCATCGTGTGACGCTCAAAAGCCAGTGCTTCGCCTTTGGTGGCGAATTGTTTACGCACACGACGCCCACTACGTCCGGCGGGGTAACATTCGCAAAGCCATTTTCCTGTGGTGAGTTTTCGTACTGCCATAAAAAATGCCCTCCAATAGAGAGCATTTTTACTGTATGTATAACCAGTGTCAATGTATTAGATACATGTTGTCATACATCATCACTTTTTGGTAATGCTGTCATCATTTGCTGCTGATTTTTTATCTACAAGTGTACCTAGAATGTTAAATAAATTTGGAGGTGGCTGCATTTTATCTGCGAATGCAGAATTAGCAGACATGTTCCAATCTTTAAACACATCAATAGCATCTTGTTTTGTCGCAGTTGAACCATAAATTTGTAAGAAGACTTCACCAAACATTAGAGCATGTTGTCTGTCTTTTCTTATGATTGCTTCATGTGTGTATTTTTTTGAATTGTTTAAACAAAAATAAGAAAGCCAAGAAAGTAATGCAACCCCAAGCAAGCCTCTAGTGAAATAATAAAAAAGTTCAATGGGGGTAGTATCTTTTATATCTATTTTATAAAAAAATGTTAAAAAGGCGGCACTTATAGATAATAATGAAAATAGTATTCCGGCTATCGCCCAATTGTAAGACATTGCAGTGAAATCTTTATCATCCTGCTGTAGTTTTTCTTTGACGCCCTGCACATATTTAGGAACTTTTTCGTCAATTTTATTTTGTTGGATTTTGCTTGAAAGTTCTTGGTTTTGAAGCTTTAGCTCATTGTTTTTGGCGTGTTGGAAATCTAGCTGTGATGCTAGTTTTTTTTTACTTTCCATTTCATTTAATAATTTTTCATTCAACTTTTCCATTTGCTCTGAATGAGAGTTATGGATTTTTTGCAATTCACGCACTTTATGCTCTAATTTAGTGATTTTTGAAATGTAATCATCTATCTCACTATTTTTTAAGGATGTGCGTTCGGGGTTAATGTGCTCACAATTATATTTTTTAGAAAAATATTTACTGTAAACATCAAAAAGCACATCGAATTCATTAAACTTTAAAGAATTCAATAGTTTTTTCAAATCATTATAGACACTATCGGATAAATATGATTTTAATTCCTCTAGTTTAATGATTCTAGAGATATATTCTTCACTATTATCTTTCCAATTGGAACCGGCCATTCCAATATCCTCTTATAATTCTTCTATAAGCAAAAATTTGCATTTAGCAATAACATCAATGTCTGAAATATTACATTCAAACGATAAATAATTGTCTGAGATTTTTAATCTTCCTACAGGTATCCTAGTTAGGGTTCGAATACTCACTTTTCCTTCTATTTCAACAATCCATTTACCATCTGTAATTTCATCAAATGACTGATCACATAGGTATGTTTTTTTTGGGGTACTGACAATCAGTGGTAATTGGATTGAGTCTGGTATTAATGCTTTATCAAGCATATAGAAATCTGACTCAAATAGATTCCCATCAGTGATTTTTTTGCGTGTAATAGCAATTACATCATTTCTTGCATCGTCAAACTTTGGGCCTTTACCAGTAGTTAGCCACGTTAGTGAAGTACCCGTTTCTAGAGCGCACTTAATTATCCAGTCTGAAGGAAAGACATCACGCATATATCTTGTGGCTAATGTGCTTTTTGAAATACCTAAGTGATCAGCTAAGGCTTGGCGCGTCTTATAACCGTAAGCCTTAACAATTCGTTCTATTGCTTCCTTGCCACCTCGAGAAAAATCAACGGAGTTTTCATTGTCGAACTTTTGTTGTTTATAGTGAACATCATGATAAGAACCATCTTCGGAGTGTGTTTCAACATGTTGTTCTGGTGAAGGGGATGGCATTTGCTCGTCATCATCTGAACCAAATGCTAGCCATTTAATTGATGCTCCTGTTTCCATTGAGCAGATAACTACCCAATCTGCAGGAAATGTATCGCGGGCATATCTGTTAGCCATCGTGCTTTGGGAAATACCTAGATGGTTACAGAATGCCTGGCGTGACTTGAAGCCATAAGCCATGAGTATCCGCTCAATTACTTTCTGACCACCGCGATTCTGTATGACAACGGCTTTCATATCGTCATTCATATGGCGAAATGTGAATTTTTGAGTTGACATGTTCTTTATGTGAACCTATTCTCCGTTTTGTGATGTCTTTATCACGATTAAAACCAGCTCACCACAAGCTAAAAGGAGATGTTGCATCATGACCCCTAACATTTCAATAACTCTGAATACGCCACACGTCACAATCGAGCGTTATAGCGAACTTACTGGCCTTTCAATCGACACAATCAACGATATGCTGGCTGATGGTCGCATCCCTCGGCATCGTCTTCGTAAAGACAAAAAAAGAGAAAAGGTAATGATCAACCTTGCTGCTCTTACCGTTGATGCACTTACTGATTTCAATATTGCATTCAATTAGTTCCATTTTGGGATGTTTCAGGAGTGTCGACTATGTTTGATTACCAAGTTTCCAAACATCCACATTTTGATGAAGCCTGTCGTGCTTTCGCACTGCGCCACAACCTGGTGCAACTGGCAGAACGTGCAGGCATGAATGTGCAGATTCTGCGGAACAAGCTGAACCCAGCTCAACCTCATTTATTAACCGCACCAGATATCTGGCTACTTACCGATCTGACTGAAGATTCAACGCTGGTAGATGGCTTTTTGGCTCAGATTAATTGTCTGCCATGTGTACCGATTAATGAGGTGGCAAAAGAGAAACTGCCGCATTACATCATGAGTGCAACAGCAGAGATCGGGCGTGTAGCTGCAGGTGCGGTTTCAGGCGATGTAAAAACCAGTGCAGGTCGTCGTGATGCGATCAGCAGCATTAACTCTGTAACACGACTGATGGCGTTGGCTGCTGTTTCATTGCAGGCCCGTTTACAGGCTAATCCTGCGATGGCGAGTGCAGTTGATACCGTGACTGGCCTCGGTGCTTCATTCGGTTTGCTATGAGGTGCTTATGCTTACGAAAGAACCATCATTTGCATCGCTGCTGGTAAAACAAAGTCCGGCAATGCACTACGGTCACGGCTGGATAATGGGTAAGGATGGTAAACGCTGGCATCCGTGCCGTTCACAAGATGAATTGCTGGCAGAACTATCAACGAAAAAACGGGGGAACAAATGGCTATTGAAGGCGCTGCGGCGACTGTTCCATTAAGCCCCGGTGAACGCCTGAATGGACTTAATCACATTGCGGAGTTAAGGGCGAAAGTTTTTGGCCTGAATATTGAGTCAGAGCTTGAGCGGTTTATTAAAGATATGCGTGATCCACGGGATATCAATAACGAACAAAATAAACGGGCACTGGCAGCCATATTCTTTATGGCAAAAATTCCGGCTGAACGTCATAGCATCAGCATTAATGAGCTGACCACTGACGAAAAGCGGGAGTTGATTAAAGCAATGAATCATTTTCGTGCAGTGGTGAGCTTATTTCCCAGACGGCTAACCATGCCGAATTAACCAACTAATGAAATTCATGGCGTAAACCCGCCGGGCATCCCTTTATCTAAATTAAGGAGAATTTATTATGCGTAATATTGAAACCCTCAAGACTAAGACCGGACCGGATGACGCAGGGCTTAATATTTTACTGACAGAGGCTCGTCTGGAAGAACGCCGGGCAAGGGCTGAAGCAATGGCAGCTCGCCTTGATAGTCTGGCGTGTCATATTACATCCCGCCAGCTAAACCACGTCGAAGCGGCAGAACTGCTGCGTGTGACTGCTGAAGCAATCCAGAACGAAGCGCAGGAGATCCACTAATGGCTGATGCAATGGATCTCGTACAGCAGCGCGTTGAAGAAGAACGCCAGCGCCATATCCGTGCTGCCCGTGCCAAAACGCCGGGCGTGTCACGCGTGCTTTGCATTGAATGTGAAGCGCCAATTCCGCCAGCAAGACGCCGCGTCATTCCGGGAGTGCAGCTTTGCATTACCTGCCAGGAAATCGCAGAGCTGAAAGGCAAACATTACAACGGAGGTGCTGTATGAGCACCATCCTGAAATGGGCGGGTAATAAAACCGCCATTATGTCCGAACTGAAAAAACATCTTCCTGCTGGCCCGCGGCTGGTTGAACCTTTCGCGGGTTCTTGTGCTGTGATGATGGCGACGGATTACCCCAGCTATCTGGTTGCGGATATTAATCCTGATTTAATCAACCTCTATAAAAAGGTTTCTGCTGATTGTGAGGCGTTTATATCTCGCGCCAGAGTTTTATTTGAGAACGCAAACAGGGAGGTGGCTTATTACAACATAAGGCAGGAGTTTAATTACTCAACTGAAATTACTGATTTCATGAAAGCGGTATATTTCCTGTATCTCAATCGTCACGGTTACCGTGGGTTATGTCGCTATAACAAGAGCGGGCATTTCAACATTCCCTACGGTAATTATAAAAATCCGTATTTCCCTGAAAAAGAAATTCGCGCATTTGCAGAGAAAGCCCAGCGAGCAACGTTTATCTGCGCCAGCTTTGATGAAACGCTGGCGATGCTGCAGGTGGGGGATGTGGTGTATTGCGATCCGCCTTATGACGGTACGTTTTCCGGTTATCACACTGACGGCTTCACTGAAGATGACCAGTATCACCTGGCATCCGTTCTTGAACATCGGTCATCAGAAGGACATCCCGTCATTGTTTCTAACAGTGACACATCCCTGATCCGTTCGCTGTATCGCAATTTTACTCACCACTACATCAAGGCAAAACGCAGCATCGGTGTGGCAGCTGGTGATAGTAAATCTGCAACAGAAATCATTGCTGTTTCCGGGGCGCGCTGCTGGGTGGGATTTGATCCTTCGCGTGGCGTAGATAGTTCTGCTGTGTACGAGGTGCGTGTATGAGTCATGACGATATGAGCAACTCTAGCGGCTTTAACGAGGCCGCTGCATCATTTTCATGGAACGGCCCGAAAAAGGCCATTAACCCTTATCTGGACCCGGCGGAATTTGCGCCGGAGTCTGCACTTTCAAACCTGATCACTCTGTATGCTGCCGATAACGAGCAGGAACAACTGCGCCGCGAGGCACTGAGTGAGCAGGTCTGGGAGCGTTATTTCTTTAATGAATCCCGTGATCCTGTCCAGCGCGAAATGGAGCAGGATAAGCTCATTAGCCGCGCAAAGCTTGCGCATGAGCAGCAGCTTTTTAACCCGGACATGGTCATTCTGGCAGATGTCAGCGCCCAGCCTACCCACATCAGCAAGCCGCTGATGCAACGTATCGAATACTTCAGCAGCCTGGGCAGGCCAAAGGCTTATTCCCGCTATTTGCGTGAGACGATTAAGCCATGTCTGGAGCGACTGGATTGTGTACGCGACAGTCAGCTATCCGCTTCTTTCCGTTTTATGGCAAGCCATCAAGGGCTTGAGGGCCTGCTGATCCTGCCTGAAATGAGTCAGGATCAGGTAAAACGCCTGTCCACCCTGGTAGCTGCGCATATGAGCATGTGCCTTGATGCCGCTTGTGGCGATTTATATGCCACCGATGACGTTAAGCCAGAAGAAATCCGCAAGACATGGGAAAAGGTGGCAGCGGAAACCCTGCGACTGGATGTTATCCCGCCTGCGTTTGAGCAACTCCGCCGGAAAAGAAACCGCCGCAAACCCGTGCCCTATGAACTCATACCGGGTTCGCTGGCACGTATGCTTTGCGCCGACTGGTGGTATCGAAAATTGTGGAAGATGCGTTGCGAATGGCGGGAAGAGCAGTTGCGTGCTGTCTGCCTGGTCAGCAAAAAAGCATCTCCCTATGTCAGCTATGAAGCCGTGACGCATAAACGTGAGCAGCGCCGTAAGTCGCTGGAGTTTTTCCGTTCTCATGAACTGGTGAACGAAGACGGCGACACGCTGGATATGGAAGATGTGGTAAACGCCAGCAGCAGCAACCCGGCACATCGCCGCAATGAGATGATGGCCTGTGTTAAAGGTCTGGAGCTTATCGCAGAAATGCGTGGTGACTGCGCCGTTTTCTACACTATCACCTGTCCGTCACGTTTCCATTCCACGCTCAACAACGGCAGACCCAACCCGACCTGGACAAATGCGACGGTAAGACAAAGCAGCGATTATCTGGTCGGCATGTTTGCTGCATTTCGTAAGGCTATGCACAAAGCCGGGTTGCGCTGGTATGGCGTGCGGGTGGCTGAGCCGCACCATGACGGTACTGTGCACTGGCATCTCATGTGTTTCATGCGCAAAAAAGACCGCCGCGCCATTACTGCATTGTTGCGTAAGTTTGCCATCCGTGAAGACCGCGAGGAACTGGGTAATAACACAGGTCCACGCTTTAAATCTGAGCTGATAAACCCACGCAAAGGAACACCGACAAGCTACATCGCGAAATACATCAGTAAGAACATTGACGGGCGTGGTCTGGCTGGCGAGATCAGCAAGGAAACGGGTAAATCCCTGCGTGATAATGCTGAATACGTTAATGCCTGGGCGTCTCTGCATCGTGTTCAGCAATTCCGCTTCTTTGGCATTCCGGGGCGTCAGGCTTACCGTGAACTGCGATTGCTGGCTGGTCAGGCGGCAAGGCAACAGGGGGACAAAAAAGCAGGTGCGCCGGTACTGGATAACCCGCGCCTTGATGCCATCCTGGCTGCTGCTGATGCTGGTTGTTTTGCCACCTACATCATGAAGCAGGGCGGCGTACTGGTTCCCCGCAAATATCACCTTATCAGAACAGCTTATGAAATTAACGAAGAGCCGACTGCTTATGGCGATCACGGTATTCGTATTTATGGCATCTGGTCACCCATTGTACAGGGCAAGATTTGCACTCATGCAGTGAAGTGGAAAATGGTTCGTAAGGCCGTTGACGTTCAGGAGGCGGCAGCCGACCAGGGCGCTTGCGCCCCTTGGACTCGTGGCAATAACTGTCCCCTTGCTGAAAATTTGAACCAACAAGGGAAAGACAAATCAGCTGATGGGGACTCCAGAACGGATATTACCCGTATGAATGACAAGGAGTTGCACGATTACCTGCACAGTATGAGCAAAAAAGAGCGCCGGGAACTGGCTGCAAGGTTACGCCAGGTGAAACCGAAACGGCGTAAAGACTACAAACAGCGAATTACAGACCATCAGCGACAGCAGCTCGTCTATGAACTGAAGTCCAGGGGATTTGATGGCAGCGAGAAAGAAGTCGATTTGCTCCTTCGCGGCGGCAGTATTCCGTCAGGAGCAGGCCTGCGTATCTTCTATCGGAACCAGCGTCTGAAGGAAGATGATAAGTGGCGGAACCTGTATTAATTACGCGGGTTAACAATTCGTGCTCTTAATAATACCAGGCATATCAGGCCGATGAACGTAAAAAAACGTTTTACATCAGTAAGATTATTATATACTGTAAATATAAACAGTGGTTATGTGTACAGTATTGTTTTGGTGTCATAGGAGGAAAGATGCAGGACTATTTTTTGGAGTCTTTGAAGCTCCAGCGCATTGATTTTTTTCTTAAGCTTGTAGCGGCTAGTGAGTGTAGTGATGAAGAGAAGGGGCTGGCTCTGCAGTGGGTTTCTGAATTGACTGATGAACTCATGGCAAAAATCAGAAGCCACGAATACAACCGCTCAATGGATGTCATCAGCTGAGGTGACTTTTATGCGCATTGAAATAATGATCGATAAAGAGCAGAAGATTAGCCAGTCTACCCTGGACGCACTTGAATCCGAGCTTTACCGCAATCTGCGCCCCCTGTATCCCAAAACGGTAATTCGCATTCGCAAAGGTAGCTCTAACGGTGTGGAACTAACCGGACTGCAACTGGATGAAGAAAGAAAACAAGTGATGAAAATTATGCAGAAGGTGTGGGAGGACGACAGCTGGCTGCATTAAGAAATGTTGCCCCCAGGAGGATTCATTCTGATGGGGGCTAGTTTGGGCAATGAGTGAAATAAGGCGTAAGGTGGGCGGTTATTTTGATAAGTGATCGTCCGCTTTGTGTCAGAAGCAGAAGTGGGAGTGTCTGAGACTCTCTAAAAGTTGATGATTCACTTACAAAACCATTTTCCTGATGGATGCTTACACTTACGAATGATCATTCTGTTTAGTCTTCATGAGAAAATCCCGAATCTTTGCCAAGTTTGAATTTTCGGGGATTGAATCCATGTACGGATCACGCTCAAACACTAATTGCTCAGATTCAACGAAAGCCTGCCACTCTAATGGGTCTAGCTCAAATCCCATTGCTGTCATATCACTTTCATCTTCCCCCTCGATCCAGTGGACTAAATAAAACAATTCATCATCAGGAGAATCATCCTCACCATCAACAATATCAACATCGGTTACAGTGATACGTAGGGTGGGATCGATTTTTGAGACATAAATTCCTAACTGTGGTATAGGGGGAATATTGTTCATGGAAACTCCTTTTATTGGTGTTTGCTATTTGAATAAAAATACGCCAAACAGAGTATTAACTGTGAATATGGAAAGAATCGTTGTAAGTACCCCGCTTAGGTGTCCCATTCTATTTTAGAGGTTCTCGTGCATATGGATTATGTTATCTGAAAGTTAACTTCCGCTTCCCGTTCACAGCGAACATTCATCTTTGTAAACCCGTATGATCCGTTTTTCAAGTGGCCATTCAGATACGGATTTTCACTTCCTTGACAGTGCATGACTATGCTGCATGAAATCGCATGATCGATTGAGGATCGTCTTTGCTCAGATCCGCCAGAACTGGCGGGCTTTTGCTCATGTCATGCATGTGCATGAAAACCACTGCATAAAGCGGGCAGGCGTGGCGGGGATACGAGCGCGCGGAAGCAGTTTCACATGTAATTCGATTGGTGTAATCTAAACTACAACTTAAGAAAAGAGAATGAGTAAACCATGGAATTGCACGCATATACTAGAACCATATCAGAATTACTTTCGGTTAATAGAAAATATGTTGTCCCAAGATTTCAGCGAGAATATTCTTGGGTAAAAGAACAAATTAATGAGCTTTGGTATGATGTAATATCTAATATCAAATTAGAGAATGATTTCACATATTCTAATAATGAGTATTTTATTGGTTCTTTAGTTTTAGTTGGAGATGAAACAGGAAGGGAAATGCAAATAGTTGATGGTCAGCAACGACTTACAACTCTTACGATTTTTCTTTCCGTTTTATGTGAGGCGTTCAAGCTAAACAATCAATCAGATTTAGCATCTGCTCTATTTGAAAATTATATTGAAGGTCGTGATGATGATGGTAAGAAATTTTTTAAGCTAATAAATGAAACACCTAAGCCTTTTTTTCAGAAAAATATCCAACACCTTAATAAGGCAGATGACGCACCCCAGACACAAGAGGAGCGAAATCTCTTGTCTGCATATAAGGAAATTACATCGTTAGCCTCAAAGGAAAAATTGGGAAAGTATTTTTCAGTCGAAATTAATACTGAAGATAATTATTCCAGTGTATTAAAAGCAATTAGGGATCAGATTTTAAGATTTCTTAAGATAATTTTTATTACTGTTAATGAAGAGGACGAGGCGTATACAATATTTGAAACATTAAATGCGAGAGGGATGAATTTAAGTTTTGTAGATCTAATTAAAAATAAATTATTTAAAGCGTTAAACAACCCTCATCCAAATGATGATGCAAAAGATAATTGGAAGGCTATACGTACTACTTTAATGCAAAGAAATGGTGTAGGGACTTTTGAAAATTTCATGAGGCACTGGTGGGTGTCGAAGTATGCTTACGTAAGCAATGAAAATCTTTATAAGTCCTTTATTGGAAAATGGCGTAAGGGGGAAATTAATCCGGTAACCTTTATTGAAGAATTGAAACAGGATGCCGAATTGTATGTACGCTTGTCATCTCCTTTGGAGAGTGATTATCCACAAATGGAAGATAAACAGATATTCCATTCGTTGAATGCAATTAGGCTATTTGGTATAACGCAGTGTAGACCTTTTTTATTAGCTTTACTAAAGGCAAAACAGCAAAGGAGATTGCGTCAATGTGATCTTTTAAAAGCAGTTAAATATATTGAAAATTTTCATTTTGTATTTAATGCGATATGTTCATTAAGGCCGTCAGGGATAGAAGGTGCATATTCTAAGGCCGCAAGAGCAATAAATTCACCAAATGCTACAAAAGTAACTAATGGTACAACAATTGAACAGTTATGCTTGTTGTTGAGTAACCGCAAGCCAGAAATTTCTGTATTCACTGAAAATTTCAGAGATATATTATTTACTGATGACAACTCCAAGCAAAAAAGATTGGTCCAATATATTATAAATAAATTTGAAATGGCCCGTCATAATGGAGATGAGTATCGTCCTAATTCTATTTCTTTAGAGCATATAATGCCTCAAAGTGCTGGCAACGATAAGGAAATAGGAATGATTGGAAATATAATCCCTCTGTCAAAAGAACTTAATGAGCAAGCTGGTAATAAATCATTGGCACAAAAGCTCTCTATCTATTCACAATCGGAGTTTAGATTGACGGAAGAGTTTATTAGTGAACTTGAAACCATTTACCATAATGAATGGAATCTCCAGTCTATTATTCAGAAGACAGATAGAATGGCTGGTGAGGCTTATATGAATATTTGGAGTCATTAATAGTTGAATGCCCTATTATTATATCAGTAATAGGGCATTTGAAATTACTCCAACACGTAATTGCCAAATGAAATTATTGGCTCCCCAATCCATTTGTTTAATTCGCATATGAGTTTTTGTAAGGGAATTAACTCGTTTCTTACAAATACCTTACTAGCTTTCTCTACATCCCCAAATCCCCCGACATTATTTGGCATTATCCCCATCATTTGCGGCGGCACTCGGTGTGCTGCCATCATGTCATCGCGGCTGACATTTTTGATATTCAGAAACTCATCCTTTGCCGCAACTTCTGACAAAGGGATGATCTGAAGGCCGTCCTTTTTGCCGTTAGGCGAGTACATAAACAGGTTGCGGAAGTTGCCTGGACCTTTGGCGCTTTTCATCGCGTTGCGGAGGTTGTTCACATCCTCCTGATTCTGCGCGGCGTCGGTCATGTACATGATGAAGCCTGCATGGCTGCCGTTGATGTAATACTTACGGCGGAATAGCGTGGCGGATTCGTTGAGCAGGGCGGATGGAATGGCAGAAAGATAGCCGGGCAGGCCGTAGATCTCCTGGTTGATGTCCGGTTCCATCAGATGAAAAATGCTGCCTTTCGTGAACTGATACGGTTGGGTTGTCATACCGTATTGCACAAACCAGTAGGTATCCAGGTCTAACCCGCGTCGGGTGTATTTTGCCAGCGCAGGCTCAAGGGCGATAACTTCACCGAATCGGTTCGTGCGTTTCTCCAGGTAGGCGTTACCAAATACCAGATAGTCCTGCACAAAACGCGAAAAAGCCTGCTGGCTGAGCAGCGGGTGAGGGATGTAGGTGCTGGTCAGAATGTTGCACTTCACTGCAATCGGTGAGCTGTGATGCACGGCGGCGCGGAAGGTTCGCGCCAGTCCGTCGAAACTCACAGGCGGCTCATACCAACGATCCATCTGTACGCATTCCACATAGTCCAGCAGTTCGCGGCGGTCCAGAACAGGAACGGGATCACCGAAGCTGAATGCTTCGGCTGAAGTCTGGCTTTGATGCTGGATCTGTTTCGTCGACGCAGCGCGGTTCTTCTTACTCTTTCCCATCAAAAAATCTCCACAATATTGCTGGTATTGGCGGACTCGCCCTGCAGTGGTTCGTTAAACAGTGCGTGCATTGTTGCCCAGGCCAGATCGGCGTGGCTGGCTTCTTCGCTGCGGCTGGCTTCATAGGTTGGGCGGTTGCCGCTGGCGGTGGTGGCGCGACGGATTGCCATAAATGACTGCGCTATGTCGGTGTGTCCGGCGTCAAACTCCAGACGACGGTGACTGATAATGTCGTAGGCTTTGAGTACCAGGGCGTTTTTAACGTTGGGGTTGTAGACAAACTCCCGGACGGCAGGAAAGAACGCTTTCACGTTCTCGTAAACCCCGTGACCGACACCTGTTGAGTCGATGCCGATATAGGTCACGTTGTACTGTTCGGTCAGTTTTTTGATGGCGTCAGCCTGGGCGCGGAAGTCCATCCCGCGCCACTGGTGACGCTCAAGAATGCGAAACTTACCGCCTGGCACGGCTGGCGGTGCCACCACCACGCATCCGGCGCTGTCGCCGTTCTGCGTACCTTTTGCCGGGTCATAACCGATCCACACCTCGCGCCAGCCAAACGGGCGCAGGGCCAGTGCATGAAAGTCGGTCCAGACTTCCCAACTGTCCACCATGCACGCCTGCAGTTCGCTGAGCGGGAACACGGACGCGAGATCGTCCACGAACTCGCACATCAGCAGGTTCTGGTATTCGTCCGGGCTGTACTCCATGCGTAGCTGGTCGAGGTCGAACAGGTTACAGCCGCCGCGCACCGCATCTTCCACGGTGACTATCTGGCGGTATTGCCCGTCTGCGCACAGCAGGCCGGGGGCCAGATTGCTGTGGGACAGGTCGATGTCCACCTTGTCGGCTTTGTTGCGTCCACGGTTGAACAGCGCACCGGACCAGAACGGATAAGCACTGTGGGTCAGGCTGGATGGCGTGGAAAAATAGGTTTGTCGCCATTTTTTGTGAATAGCCATACCGGAAGCCACTTTACGCAGCTCCTGAAATTTCGGTATCCAGAAATATTCATCCAGATACAGGTTGCCGTGATAACTCTGGGCAGTGCGGGCATTGGTGCCGAGGAAGTAAAGCGTGGCACCGTTAGGAAGCACCATCGGATCACCTTTCAGCTCCACCTCCACTTCTTTGGCGAAGTCGATGATGTACTGCTTAAAGACGTGGGCCTGTGCCTTGCTGGCGGAAAGGAATATCTGGTTACGTCCGGTCAGCAGGGCGTCAATCAGGGCTTCACGGGCAAAATAGAAGGTTGCGCCGATCTGGCGTGACTTCAGCAGGTTGCGGATGCGGTTGGTTTTTCCGGCTTCCCACCAGTGGCGCTGGTAGTTGAACATGGAGGAATGGAAGATTTCTTCCAGCTTCTCAATCTGTTCATCGGTGAAAACATTCTTTTCCGGCTGACGGCGTGGGCCTTTGTTGCGGTTGGCGACGTTAGGGTTTAAGTCGGCTTCGTTGCCGCCATTGTTAAACTTGCCGATCCGCGCGTGGCGCTCCGACTGGCGCGCCAGCAGGTCAATCTCTTTGAAATCTTTCCCTTCTTTGTGCTCCTTCATAATGAGCTGGCAGTAGCGTGCGGCGGTGGTGAGCTGCATCTGATCCAGCGGCCCATAGTCACCCCACTTGTCGCGTTTTTTCCAGCTGTGAACAGTTGCAACTTTCTCGCCCAGCATTTCAGCAATGCGGGCGACGCGGTATCCCTGAAAGTACAGCAGCATGGCCTGCCGACGGGGATCGAGATCTGCGGGTGTCAGTGTGGTGTTCATGGCACAAACCTACAGCCTTGAATGAAGGCTTTCCCCGCCTGCGGTTTGTGTGGTTGTCGGTACAAATACCGCGCATTGTTTCACTGCCCCCATCACCGCAACCATAAGGCTCCAGTAAGTTTTTTCTAACGGAGCACGGCTCATGACAGTGAAAGCAAAGCGTTTTCGCATCGGGGTGGAAGGTGCCACCACCGACGGACGCGAAATCCAGCGTGAATGGCTGGAACAGATGGCAGCCAGCTACAACCCGGCGGTGTATACCGCGCTGATTAACCTTGAGCACATCAAGTCTTATCTGCCGGACAGCACCTTTAACCGCTACGGCAAGGTGACGGCGCTGTTTGCTGAAGAAATCACGGAAGGTCCGCTGGCAGGCAAGATGGCGCTGTATGCCGACGTTGAGCCAACGGAATCCCTGGTGGAACTGGTGAAAAAAGGCCAGAAATTATTCACCTCTATGGAAGTCAGCCCGAAGTTTGCTGATACGGGCAAAGCCTACCTGGTCGGCCTGGCTGCCACTGATGACCCTGCCAGTCTGGGCACTGAAATGCTGACATTCAGCGCCAGTGCAGCCCATAACCCGCTGGCAAACCGCAAGCAGAATCCCGCCAATCTCTTTACCGCCGCAGAGGAAACGGTGATCGAACTGGAAGAAATCCAGGAGGACAAGCCGTCCCTGTTTGCCCGCGTCACGGCACTGTTCACCAAAAAAGAGCAGTCCGACGATGCCCGGTTCTCTGATGTGCATAAGGCCGTGGAGTTGGTCGCCACTGAGCAGCAAAACCTGAGCGCACGCACCGAAAAATCCCTGTCTGAGCAGGAAGAACGTCTGTCTGAGCTGGAGACTGCCCTGCAGGCACAGCAGACCGCCTTTAACGAACTGGTGAATAAGCTGAGTCATGAAGACAGCCGCCAGGACTACCGCCAGCGTGCAACAGGCGGTAACGCCCCCGCTGACACTCTGACCAATTGCTGATGGAGCACAAAACCCGATGAAGAAGAATACCCGCTTTGCTTTTAACGCTTACCTGCAGCAGCTGGCGCGTCTGAACGGTGTGGCCGTTGAAGAACTGTCCAGCAAGTTCACTGTAGAGCCGTCTGTGCAGCAGACGCTGGAAGATCAGATCCAGCAGTCCGCCGCATTCCTGACGCTGATTAACGTCACGCCAGTGACTGAGCAGTCTGGTCAGTTGCTGGGGCTGGGTGTTGGCAGCACCATTGCCGGAACCACTGATACCACAGCTAAAGAGCGTGAGCCTGTCGATCCGACGCTGATGGTCGATGTGGAATATAAATGCGAGCAGACTAACTTTGACACGGTGCTGACCTACGCGAAGCTGGACCTGTGGGCGAAGTTTCAGGATTTCCAGGTGCGTATCCGTGACGCCATCGTAAAACGTCAGGCACTGGACCGCATCATGATCGGCTTTAACGGCGTGAAGCGTGCGAAAACCTCCAACCGTAGCGAAAACCCGCTGCTGCAGGATGTGAACAAAGGCTGGCTGCAGAAAATCCGTGAAGATGCACCGGATCACGTCATGGGCAGCACCACCACGGGCGGTGAAACCACACCGGGTGCGGTGAAAGTCGGTAAAGGTGGCGAATATGCCAACCTGGACGCAGTGGTGATGGATGCCGTCAATGAGCTTATCGACGTGGTCTACCAGGACGATGACGATCTGGTGGTGATTTGCGGTCGTGAACTGCTGTCTGACAAGTATTTCCCGCTGGTCAACAAAGAGCAGGAAAACAGTGAAAAACTGGCTGCCGATATGATCATCAGCCAGAAACGCATGGGTGGCCTGCAGGCCGTGCGTGCGCCGTTCTTCCCGCCGAATGCGCTGCTGATCACCCGTCTGGATAACCTGTCCATCTACTGGCAGGAAGACACCCGCCGCCGTTCAGTTATCGACAACCCGAAACGTGACCGGATTGAAAACTTTGAATCCGTTAACGAAGCCTATGTGGTTGAGGACTACCGCTGCGCCGCACTGGTGGAAAACATCCAGATTGGTGACTTCAGCGCCGCCGCAGCAGAAACCGGAGCGTAATTCATGAGCCTGAGTCCCGCACGGCAGCATCGCCTGCGCGTTCAGGCTGAACAGGCCGCTCGCGAGGGTGGCAGTGTTCGCCACGCGTCGGGCTATGACCTGATGCTGCTGCAACTGGCGGAAGACCGCCGCCGTCTCAAGGGCGTTCAGTCCACGGTCAAAAAAGCGGAAATCAAGGTGGAGCTGCTGCCGAAGTACGCCGCCTGGGCGGAGGGCGTCCTGGCTGCCGGAGGCGCTCAACAGGATGACGTGCTGATGTACGTGATGCTGTGGCGCATTGATGCCGGAGATTATGCCGGGGCGCTGGAGATCGGGCGTCATGCCCTGCGTCATGGCTGGGTGATGCCGCTGGGTAACCGCAACGTGCAGACCGTGCTGGCAGAGGAAATGGCAGATGCAGCGCAGAGTGCAATGCTTGCCGCCACCGACTTTGATGCCGATCTGTTGCTGCAGACGCTGGAGCTGACAGACGGTCTGGATATGCCGGACCAGTCACGGGCGCGTCTGCATAAAGCGATTGGCGCTGTCCTGAGTGAAAGCAATCCGGCTTCCGCCCTTAATCATCTCAACCATGCGTTACAGCTCGATCCCCGCTGTGGCGTGAAAAAAGACAAACAGCAGCTGGAGCGCAGACTGCGCAATGACAGCCGCTGACAGAACGTGCCCCCGCGCACGGGCGGCACGGGGTGGCGAAAGGCACTGCCACATCAAAATCCCGTCCACCGCCCTCTATTTCAGGAGAAAGCAGCATGAAGTTTGTTGCGCCAGAACAGGCACCGGAACAGGCGGAAATCATCAGAAATACGCCGTTCTGGCCTGATGTGGACCTGTCGGAGTTTCGCTGTGTCATGCGCACTGACGGCACGGTGACGCAGCCGCGTTTAAAGCAGGTTGCGCTGTCGGCAATTTCGGAGGTCAACGCAGAGCTGTATGAGTTTCGCAGACGTCAGCAGATGCTGGGATATGCCTCGCTGGCAGAGGTTCCGGCGGAACAGCTGGACGGCAAAAGTGAGCGCATTCATCACTATTTCAACGCGGTTTACTGCTGGGCACGCGCCATGCTCAACGAGCGTTATCAGGACTATGACGCCACGGCATCCGGTGTGAAGCGGGGCGAGGAACTGGCGGAAGCAAGCGGTGATTTGTGGCGTGACGCCCGCTGGGCCATCAGCCGGGTGCAGGATGCGCCGCACTGCACAGTGGAGCTTATCTGATGAAAGTGCGTGCGCATCAGTATGACACGGTGGACGCGCTTTGCTGGCGTCATTACGGGCGCACGCAGGGTGTCACGGAGCAGGTACTGAAGGCAAATCCGGGGCTTGCCGAATACGGCCCCTTTTTACCTCACGGGCTGCAGGTGGAGCTGCCGGACATTCCGACAACCACCACCGTGCAGACCGTCCAGCTATGGGACTGAATTATGACGCTTGAGCGAATCAGCGCCTTTATCACGTATTGCATCGCCGTCGTGCTGGCCTGGCTGGGCGATTTGTCCATCAAGGATGCCTCAACGCTGGGCGGCCTGATGATTGGTGTACTGATGCTGGCTATCAACTGGTACTACAAACACAAAGCCTACCAGCTTCTGCGCGACGGGCAGATCTCGCGGGAGGACTATGAATCCATCAATCGTTAAACGCTGCCTTGTCGGGGCCGTGCTGGCTATTGCTGCCACGCTGCCGGGTTTTCAGCAGCTTCACACCTCCGTGGAGGGGCTGAAACTGATTGCTGATTACGAAGGCTGTCGTCTGCAGCCGTATCAGTGCAGCGCGGGTGTCTGGACCGACGGCATTGGTAATACGTCGGGCGTCATTCCCAGCAAAACCATTACGGAGCGACAGGCAGCAGAAGGGCTGATCTCCAACGTGCTGCGTGTGGAGCGGGCGCTGGAAAGGTGTGTGAAGCAACAGCCGCCGCAGAAGGTGTATGACGCTGCGGTGTCGTTTGCCTTCAACGTGGGAACGGGCAATGCCTGCAGTTCCACACTGGTGAAATTACTCAATCAGCGGCGCTGGGCGGATGCGTGCCGACAGTTGCCGCGCTGGGTTTATGTGAAAGGTGTTTTTAATCAGGGGCTGGATAACCGCCGTGCGCGGGAGATGGCCTGGTGCTTACAGGGAGCAAACTGAAATGAAAAAGAAAGTAATCAGCGGGCTGTTTCTGATGTTATGGATGGCGCTGTTGATCGCAGCAATGGTGTATCCACAGGGGATTTTTCCGGTACTGGCAGCGTCCGGTGTCTGGGTAGCCTGTCTGCTGACATGGGCGGTAATTCCGGTAGCACTGGCTGCGTTAATTAAGAACGGCCCGCTCTGGCAGGAGTTGAGGGCATCTTTGCTAAAGACCATTACCCGAAAAGAAAACGTATTTATCAGCTGGGTGATGCGATTGCTGATTGTCGTAAGTTTCGCCTGGACGGGGTGGGCTATTACCCTGGTCTTTTATCTGCTGACCGTTATTGCCTTCTGGATGATCCGTAATCAGATTGCGCAACAGGTAGCAGCATGAACCGGTTGCTGCTGGTTGTGCTGGCGTTATTACTGGCGGCGCTGGGCTGGCAGACGTGGCGGCTGGCTGATGCCAGCCAGACCATCAGCACGCAGGCAGACGAGCTTCGGAGCAAAAGCCAGGCACTGGCAAAGAGCAACAGCCAGCTTATCAGCCTGTCCATTCTGACTGAAACCAATAACCGGGAGCAGGCGCGGCTCTATGCCGAAGCAGAACAGACCAGTGTACTGCTGAGACAACGACAACACCGGATTGAGGAACTGAAACGTGAGAACGAGGATTTACGCCGCTGGGCTGATACTCCTTTGCCTGCTGACATTATCCGGCTGCGGGAACGCCCCACACTCACCGGAGGTGCAGCTTACCGTCAGTGGTTGTCCGCGAGTGACGCCGTGTCGGCTGGGGCAGGCAGCGCCGCGCACTAACGGTGACCTGAACGCGTTGCTGGATGAAACGGAGGCCGCCTGGGCGGTCTGTGCAGACAAAGTGGACATGATTATTGCGTGTCAGGAGCGAAACAGTGAACAAACCACAATCCCTGCGCCACGCCCTCAATAAAGCGGTGCCTTATGTCCGCAATAACCCGGACAAACTGCATCTGTTTGTGGATAACGGTTCGCTGGTTGCCACGGGGGCCAGCTCCATGTCATGGGAGTACCGCTATACCCTGAACGTGGTGATAGAGGATTTCAGCGGCGACCAGAATCTGCTGATGGCCCCGGTTTTACTGTGGCTTCGGGATAACCAGCCCGATGCCATCAATAACCCGGCGTTACGGGAAAAGCTATTCACCTTTGAGGTGGATATTTTGCGCAACGATGTCTGTGATATCAGCCTTAACCTGCAACTGACGGAACGTGTGCTGGTCAGTACTGACGGCAGTGTGTCGAGCGTTGAAGCTGTAGCAGAACCCGATGAACCTGAAGAAATGTGGACGGTGAAACGTGGCTGAACTGCAGAAGGTGGACGACTGGCTGAGTGCCTTGCTGGCGAATCTGGAACCAGCCACGAGAAGCCGCATGATGCGCCAGCTGGCGCAGGAACTGCGCCGGACACAGCAGCAGAATATCAGGATGCAGCGCAATCCAGATGGCAGCAGTTATGAACCGCGCAGGGTAACAGCACGCAGCAAAAAAGGCCGCATCAAACGTCAGATGTTTGCAAAGCTGCGCACCACAAAATACCTGAAAACTGCCGCCAGCGCCGACTCTGCCAGCGTACAGTTTGAAGGCAAGGTGCAGCGTATTGCCCGTGTTCACCATTACGGCCTGCGCGATCGTGTCAGTCGCAAAGGACCGGAAGTGCGTTATGCAGAGCGGCGGTTGCTTGGTATCAATAACAAGATGCAGTCTGTCATTGGAGATATATTGCATCAGTGGCTGTTTAAATGAGTCAACTAATTTGGTTAATCTAATTTATTCGTTGTTAACGAATATCATATTTTTAATTTTTTATGGATATGCTCCATCCCTAAATTAGATATCTCTTTTTTTAGCTGGGTTTCACTTGCAGTTATCCAGTTTTTTCCACAGTTTGGTAGAAGCATCTCGCTACTTGACGGATTGATAAGTTTTACTTTTTCATTCTTTATAATTTTGTTTTTCAAATAACTTTTACTTATTAAGGCTGATTTTTCAGTTATAACGAGATAAAAAAATATGCTTCCAAAAAATATACCTTTTAAAATAATACCGCTGCGTAACAGAACAGGGTCATTTTTGGTTATTCTCATTTTAAAGGGAGAGCAAAGGTTGTCTTCACTTGTAGGTATATTAAGTTCGCTTTTTTGCTCGTCAGTAAGTTTAAGAGGCATGAGCAGTCCAGCGAAGAGCATGACATCTTTTTCTGAAGGCAAAGGTTCTCCGCGGAGAATATAATCTTTATATGCGCCAAAAATATGTGTGGATGGATCATTGACCGCGCTTGCCGAGTTGTAAGAAATTTTCATTAACCAGCGTAGCAATAAATGATAATCATAAGTTATAGTCGTTTGTGTCTTTAGATAAAGTTGGGTTAAGAAACCGTTTCTGGCTAAAAACTGACTTCCATAATCATCTAAAAAACTTAATGCTCCACCATTGCATGTTTTACAAACATCGGCAATTGTTGCCTCACCACCAATTATATCATTTGCTCTCTCGTTCCAGCCTATAAAACGATCTCCAGATTCTTTTTGATATTTATATATAAATTTAGGGATAATATGTTCTCTTTCTATTATTCCATCTTGCTCGCAATATCTGCAGTGCATTATTTTCTCCGTTGATTTTATTTATCGTTAATTTTCAGTTGTAATGTGCCATCCATCATACAACGGTATGTTATCGACTGAAATTCCATTTAGTTTAACATTTTTACATGAACGCACAATTAACCGAAATCATGCGCCTTATCACCAACCTGATCCGCACTGGGGTAGTCACCGAAGTGGACAGGGAAAACTGGCTTTGCCGAGTGAAAACGGGCGACCTTGAAACTAACTGGATCAGTTGGCTGACGCTGCGTGCAGGAAATGCCCGGACATGGTGGCGACCATCGGAAGGTGAGCAGGTGGTGCTGCTGAGTCTGGGCGGTAATCTGGAAACCGCGTTTGCCCTGCCTGCGGTCTACTCAAACCAGTTTCCGCCACCTTCAGGCTCTGAGGACGGCAACGTGACGGAATACCCGGACGGCGGCTGGTTTGAATACGAACCCGCCACCGGGCGCTGGTATGTCAGGGGCATCAAATCAATGGTCATTGAGGCCGCTGACAATATCACCCTGAAAACCAGTGAGTTTGTGCTGGAGGCTGACCGCACGCGTATTAACAGCGAAGTGGTGATCAATGGTGGCGTTACCCACATTCCGTTTTGCCGCTTCTCCCAAACCAACGTTTAAGAAAATGCAGAGGTAACAGCTAACTGGCATCATCTCCGGTTTTTATTCAGGGGAATGCCAGTGAAAGTCAGTGGTTTTAAACAGCCGATAGATGATGCGGAATGGACCATTACGACTCTGACACATACCGTCAGCCCGGATAACGGTTTTATGACCAGTCTGGAGCTTGAAGTGAGGATTGATGATTTCGAAATGGAATGATTCTTCGCAATGGAGAACTTTTAAGTTTGCAAAATGGAATAATGAGGTATCATTATTGTGAATTTAGCAAAAATGGGGAGAACTCGAAAAATGATGATTTGCCCACTGTGTGGAAGTGCCGCCCATACTCGCAGCAGTTTTCAGGTATCTTCATTGACCAAAGAGCGTTACAACCAGTGCCAGAACATTAACTGCAGCCATACTTTTGTTACCCATGAAACTTTTGTTCGTTCGATTGCAACGCCAAAAGAGTCAAATCCGGTTCAGCCGCATCCAATGAAATCAGGACAGGTGGCGCTCTCTCTTTGACGCTGCCGCCATTTTGTCGCCATCGTTAAAAAACAGTGCTTATAACATCATGATTTTAAAAGGCATAAATTTCAGGCAACAAAAAACCCATCAACCTTGAACCGAAATGGCGGGGTTGATGGGCTCCACAAAATGGGGACATCAAAGAAAAGCAGTGGCACTAATTAAGACTGATGCCCTGCGGAAAAGTTCTGCGGTTGTGCAAAAAAATTTCATTTTCAGGGCAACTTCAGTTTTATCCTAATCCTGGCCATACCATGACGATGATTGTCCCTGCCAGCGTCAGCAGGACGTTGGCGATTGCATAGGTGCCCGCATAGCCCAGCGCCGGGATGTTACTGCGAGCTGTATCACTGATGATCTCCATTGCCGGCGCGCAGGTACGTGCGCCCATCATTGCGCCGAACAACAGCGCGCGGTTCATTCGCAATACATAAGCACCGAACAAGAAACAGATAACCACGGGCACCAGACTGACAATCAATCCGGCAATCAACATCTGACCGCCAATCGCGCCCAGGCCGTTATTAATACCGCTACCGGCGCTCAGACCAACGCCTGCCATAAACACCATCAAGCCGAACTCTTTCACCATGCTTAATGCACCCTGCGGAATGTAACCGAAGGTCGGGTGGTTAGCACGCATAAAGCCCAGCATAATTCCGGCGAATAACAACCCGGCAGCGTTCCCCATGCCGAAACTGAATGTGCTGAACTGGAAGGTGATCATCCCGATCATCAGCCCAATAACAAAGAAGGCGCAGAATGCCAGCAGGTCAGTGACCTGGCTGTGAATCGAGATAAAGCCGATGCGATCGGCGATGGTTTTTACGCGGCGGGCATCGCCGCTGACTTGTAAAACGTCACCTTTGTTAAGCACGACGTTGTCATCTATCGGCATCTCAATCTGGCTACGAATGACGCGGTTAAGGAAGCAACCGTGATCGGTCAACTTCAGTTGTGCGAGACGTTTACCTACAGCGTTATGGTTTTTAACGACCACTTCTTCAGTGACGATACGCATGTCGAGAAGGTCACGATCGAAAACTTCTTTACCGTTACGGAAGCTGGGATCGAGTCGGGCATGGGCGTCGGGATAGCCTACCAACGCTATTTCATCGCCCATTTGTAGCACGGCATCACCGTCTGGATTTGCCAGAATCCCGTTACGTCGAATACGTTCAATGTAGCAGCCGGTTTGTCGATAAATACCCAGTTCACGCAGATTTTTGCCGTCGGTCCAGGCCACCAGTTCCGGGCCGACGCGATAGGCGCGGATCACCGGTAAATAAACCTTACGGTTGGCATCAGTGTCCAGGCCACGTTCGCGGGCGATTTGCTGGGCGCTGGTCTGTAAGTCCTGATGCTGCAATTTCGGCAAGTAACGCGCACCAACAATCAAACTCACCAGACCGATTAAATAGGTTAAGGCATACCCGAGGCTCAGATTATCCAGTGCCAGTGAGAGCTGCCTGCTTTCCATGCCGGAATGACGCAGTGTATCGCCAGCACCGACCAGAACCGGTGTCGACGTCATAGAGCCTGCTAACATACCGGCCGTCAGGCCAATATCCCAGCCAAACAGCTTACCTAACCCTAAGGCGATCACCAGCGCACTGCCAACCATCACCAGTGCTAACATTAGGTAATTTTTCCCATCGCGAAAAAAAATGGAAAAAAAGTTCGGTCCGGCTTCGACCCCGACGCAGAAAATAAACAGCATAAAGCCAAGATTAAGCGCATCGGTGTTAATGCTGAAATGTTGTTGGCCTAATAACAGCGATACGACTAAAACGCCAATGGAATTACCCAGTTGGATCGAACCAAGTCGTAACTTTCCGAGACATAGCCCAAGCGCGAGGACCACAAATAATAACAGAATGTAATTCCCATTTAACAATTCGGCGACGTTTATATTCACGGAGGCTAACTTCTTGTTTACTAGTAAGCTGTTGAAAGAAATGGTAATTTACGATAATGTTTTTTACCAGAATTCAGGGCGCAGATTCATTCAGCGCACCTAAACGATAGTAAAGTAACAATATATTTTACTAGTGTAATCACATTAGGTATCAACGGCTATATGAATTGCGTTGGCCTATATTAGCATGGAATGCGAAGCGGCTTTATCTTACTGAACGCCACACTGGCGAAAAATGTGTTCGATAGACGCAGTGTCAGGAGGAACGAGTGAAACATAAACAACGTTGGGCGGGGGCAATCTGCTGTTTTGTCCTCTTCATTGTGGTGTGCCTTTTTCTGGCGACGCACATGAAAGGCGCTTTTCGGGCTGCCGGGCATCCTGAAATCGGCTTGCTATTTTTCATTCTTCCTGGAGCAGTCGCCAGCTTCTTTTCACAGCGTAGAGAAGTCCTGAAACCTCTGTTTGGCGCAATGCTGGCGGCACCCTGTTCGATGCTCATTATGCGGCTGTTTTTTTCACCGACGCGCTCATTCTGGCAAGAGCTGGCATGGTTACTAAGCGCGGTGTTCTGGTGTGCGCTGGGGGCACTGTGTTTCTTATTTATCAGTAGTTTGTTTAAACCACAGCACAGAAAAAATCAGTAAAGCCCTCAACGCGAGGGCTTGTCAGACGATCAGGCGTCCAGATTTTCTTTCACCCATGCAGCAAAATCGGTATAGCCGCCGATATGTTGCTGATCGACAAAAATCTGCGGCACGGTTTCTACGGGTTTACCTGCCTTTTGTTGTAGATCTTCTTTAGTGATCCCTTCCGCACGAATATCTACATACTGATACTGAAAATCATCGCGTTCATTGCTCAATTTCTCAGCCAGATCTTTTGCACGCACACAGTAAGGGCAACCCGAACGACCAAAAATAACGGTTTGCAT